TGGTGTCAACTCGTAAAAGTTTGTTGGGTCCACGAACAATGTCGTGAATGCCATTGTTCCAAGTTGTACTCCTAGACTTACTCCAAAAAAGATCTGGTCCGAATTTAAAACCAGTTAGTGATTGTGTGCTGTTATTACCAGTCCACAAGGCAACATCAAAATACTTACTGCCATCCGCAATCGTTGGGGTCGGTAAGTTTGCGGTGTTTAATGACTTGTAATCAGCACTAGGACGATTAGTCCCGGCATTTTGATAAGCGAAGGCACGTTGGCCGAAGTTTCCAACAATTTCGTTGCTTGTGTTGTATTGATCAACTGCGAAAAAGTATGGGCCAGAAGTTAACCCAGTAAACGCTGCAGTTCCACTGTCCTGAATGGTTCCGTTTTTGTAAAAATACAAGTTTCCGCCATCAGCATCAAACGCAATGCCGATGGTGTCACCAGTAGTAAACGAATTTCCATAGCTAGTATTAACGCCGGTATGTCTTCTATTTCCGTCGGAACTGTACATCAAATATCCACTTGCAGTGTTGCCTAGGAACGAACCGGTTTCAGATTTTGTACTTATCCCGACACCCGCGTAACCACTGTTGTTAGTGATAGTTATCTCGCAATAGTATTTACCAGAACTCATTCCAATAGTTGACAGGCATTGATTGTGTCCACTTTTGCCCGTCGAATCTAAATTCCCGTTTGACAGAGTGGTGTTACCAGTCAAGGGGTTCCACGTCGCATAGCAGCCCACCACTTCTCCGCCGATTCCGGTGTCTGTCTGCGTGCCGTTGCTTGGTGAGTCAACTAGGGAGTCAATATTAGCAGGGCTGCCATCTATAAGTTCTGCGTTATCTACAAATATTTGAGCAAGAGCGCCAGAATTGTTGCTCATGTTTTCTACCCCAAAACTTGTAATAGTTAAAGGAAAAGAAAAAGATGCAGATACATCTACAGTAGACAAGCCGCCGCTTGATTGAGCGTTAAGATAGCTAGACATATCCGTGCCATTAATAAACACTCGTCCATTTGCGTCTGACTTGAACGCACGAATTTTTAAATTTGATTGTGCTACTGGTTTCGGTGATCCAAACGTAAATGTTGCTGTATGCGGGCTGCCCTGATTGTTGCCGAAAGCATAACTAGACGCGCTTCCATTAAATACGTTTGCAGGCTGTCCAGCGGATGGATAAAACAGAGATGCAGTGTATGAACCTGTGCCTGTGTAATTAAACCCACTGACGAACAAATTGTTCGGCGTCCAGTTGTTACTATTTCCGGAAGTATCTTTTCCTAGAGTTGTTGCAGTTGCGCCGCTGTTATCTGCAAATTGCAGCCTAAATCCATTTGTTCCAAATGACAAGCTAGACGTGTCTTTGGCTTGCCAGACTCCGCTATCGTCAAACGCCCCAAATGACCCGGGGTCAAGCGCAGACCCGTCAATGAAGTTGACCTCGGCTAACGAAACATTTGCATAAGCACTTGCGCTGGCACCAGAGCCACTCGGAGGGCTACATATTCTGTGTTCAGCGGCACTGTTAATTCGTCCACCGTTGTTTTGCACGATATTGCTTCTGGTGTCACTAACCCAGCTAGTTATTTCGCTATTATTGACATAAACTTTAAACCTATTACTAGCAGTTGCCTGGCTCGAATCATATACAAAAACACAGTGATACCAAGCAGAAGGATCTCTTAAAACGGCTGTAGATCGCATCGTCCAATAACTACCGCCTGATGGTGTTTCATCAACTAAAATTTGATCGGTAGAGAAATATATTTGCATATATCCAGCGGCACCAAATATAAATGACTGAGTTCCTACGCCGTGCTTTTTAATCCAACCGCTCCAGGTCCAAGTGTTTTGGTTGGAACTAGAAGTTACGACTCGATTAAGATAAGCACTATCACCGCTGTTAAATCTAAGCGACCTCGACACCTCAAAGGCCCCAGGAGCTGCCCCAGTAGCAGACGCCAGCAGCGGTGAAGAAAGACTCCCAGGAATCGTCATGAGCTGGCCTTAACGTCGAGGTGTGCAGTAATCATAATTTTCTCGTCTGACATCACCGCATAAGCCAAGATTGTCACCGCGTTTGCCGTATCAGTAACGGTCGGAATCGCACCACCAACAAAGCGATAGTTACTTCCAAAGCTCAAGGTTCTGCCGCCAGTCGAATCCTGACGAACCTCAATAAATCCTGTTTGACCTTCAACCACATTTGTTGGGTTGCCAAGTGCTCTATTTCCCCCGAGCACGACAAGGAAATGCACGTTGTCATCTGCATCAATTGCAATCGTGGCTGCATCGGTCAGCGTCGTGATTGCGCCACGAACACCACCAGTGACAACCTGACCATTTGTTGTCTCAGTCGTCAGCAGATAGCTAGCAAAACCAAGGTTTCCACTTGCGTCAGTTTTTAGTGCTTGGTTTGCCGTGCCATCAGCAGTTGGCAACGTGAACGTGACGTTACTGGCGACAGTTGCTGCAGCTTGAAGCGCCACATAATGGCTGCTATCAGCATCAGCAAACCGCACATCAGATTGTGCGTTCAGCGTGATGTCGCCTGTAAACGTTGCGCCAGACGCTCCAACCAAACCAAGGTTGGTCGATGCCGTGCCAAGACTGACAAAGCCGTCATTAGCGGCATTACGAATCTTTAGCGTTGCTGGAGTCGTGCTTGTATCCAGAAACAACATGTGAGCAACTAAGTTGCTCGGTGCTGTTGAGCCGCTATTCAGGGTCTGAACTGCACCCAAAATTGCGTTCAGCTCGGTGCGAAAGTTCGCGCCTGACTGGTTAGCAAGTGAATAATCAGTTGCCTGTGCCATTAGGTGATCTCCTTACCGTGACCCACGGCCTGATAATCGATGGTCCTATCCACAATTGTACCTCCGGCATTTTTTGTGGCGATAGTGAAGCCAGTCCGGCTGACACTAGTCAGCTCGAAGAAATCACCTGTTGCCATGTTAGTTGCCGTGACTGTCACGCTTGGCACGCTGTAGAACGCAGACGGGAATGTAATCACCTTGGCACTCGTTGTAGTGCTGATGTTGCGTTGCTGTTCAGTCCGGCGTTGCAAGCTCACAGTTACGCCAAGGCTTTCAACAATTGGATCCTGTGAATCGTTTTCAGTCTCCATTTCAACCTTGAACTGAAAGCCGCGACCACGCTTGGTTGAGTTAGCAAAGGGCTCCCACGTTCCAAACGTCGGTGATGCGCTTGGGTCGTCCCCTGTAGAACGCACATAGAGTTCAGCGTTTGTACCTGACAGGTCATCAGCGTCAATGTCATCCCAGGTGTCAATATTGTCGTTCCTTGAATCCCAGAAATCATCAGGGTTAATCGTCCGAACCTGCAGATTTGATAGAAGCTCAACGTCGTACTTGGCCCCTAAATCAAGAGTATTGGCAAAGATGTAACTGCCAACCGAAACGACATTCCCAAAGAAATCGATGTTGGTGACGCTGTCAAAATCAACGATGTCATCAATTAAGCCATCAGCCTGGAGCGTGATGCCGCCTTCTGAAACGCTGTTAAATGCCTGCGAGAACGTGCCAGGGAAACTTGGGCTCTCGGTATAGGTCTGCACCACCTCAAGGTCTTGCGGCTCAGGTAGCTCAACCAGCACGCTTGGAATGCCTGCAAGTGGTGCATAATTACCAGCCGAATCCTTAGCGCGAACTAAATAATGCCCATCTTTTAATGGCACAATTTTTCGTGTCGTGCTGCCGTTTACAGCAGGGACAATCCTTTCACTTTCAGCCCACTTAATGTCGCCTGTGGTTCGAGGGTTATGGCGAATCTCAATAGTGCCGCCAATCTTGACATCTAGGCTGGTTGCCACAGGCCAATGCAACTCTGCAGTGTGCTGATCAATTGGTGTGATGTTTAGGCTTGCAATATTTTCTGGTGGGGTGCTCTTGCCAACAGTCGTAATCGTTCCAGTAGTTGGAGAAGAACGACGCTTTCCTGTTTGCGCTACATCAAGCCCGTAGCCGATTGCAGTGACTGAGACGGTGTACGTTCCAACCTGGCTGTCTAAGATTTGATGCCCAGTATTAGTAACAATATGGCGTTCTGCGTTGTCGCTATCCAGAAAATATGTGACTTCATATTCATTGGCTCGTGTTGACTGTTGCCAATTAACATTTACACGTTGCAGAACTTTGTCACCCTCTTCGTATAAAACTTCGCCAAGAGTTAGGTTGGTAACTGCATCTGGTTTTTCAGCAATTTGAGTTATATCGCGTGGCGCAAACGTATAGCCTTCTTCAATTACTGAATATTTGTCGCGTTCATGCGCTAACGCTGTGATCGCATACGTTGACTCATTCTCCTCGACAGTCACCACACGCCAAAGACTTAACCCCAGGCCGGTGTAGCCAATAGAAAAAACAGAACCGGTAATAGGTGCGCTATTAAGCGTTGCCCCAGGAGTAACGGTATTTCCTGAAATAGTTGAGTTAGCAACCACTTGAACCTCGTAAATTAAAGCGCCTGTTCTGGTGTCAATCTTGGCGTTTCCGTTTTCGTCTCGGCCCTGAGTAATTACATTGAGCGTAAATGTGCTTGGTGTTTGTTGACCAAACATGTCAACATCACTTCGATCAATCTTGACTGAAGTGGTCGTAGATCCATCAATAACTCGACCGCCGACAGTCTTACCAGCGCGGACAGGGTCAGCAACTTTAATAAAGTCACCAGGGCGAACAATAATGCCCGCAGCCATGTCAGTCTCAAACGAGCAAACCTCGCTTTCATTGTGTGTTGTGTAAAGCAACCACAACCCAAGGCGACGAGCTTGACCTCTGCTTGTGCAAGCAAACGCCGTAATACTGTGCTTGTTATATCCGTATTTTTGCAGTGGTTTAAACGAAGTTGAACTTAGCTCGACAAGTTCTTGGACATAGTCACGCAAATCGTTGTCAAAGTATTTGACAGCGACGCAAGTCGGCCTATTTCTAAGACTTGAGCCTGAATAGCTAAACCCAGCATCTGTAACATTGGTCTGGTTAAATTGATATGCAAAATCTTCAGGGCGATCTTGTGCAAGCGTTAGCCCGCCTGACTCCCAATAAGACATCGCTCTGAATACAGAGCACATTTCTTGAATTAGCTTGTAAGCGTCTTGCTGCGTTTGAAGTAGTACGTTGCAGCTAAATCGTGGCTCTGTGCCGCCTTGGCCGTCCTCAACCAATTCCGCGCAATATGCGCTTGCTTGTTGAAAACTGTAAATATCTAAATTGGTTGCTACATCAAACTCAAGATCAAAATAAACTTTTTCTCCATCGCCTAACGTTACAAAGCTGCCATTTGCGTCTTTTTTGCCTTGTGTTGCTTCTAGCAGCTCGACTGGAGTCAATATTTGAGACCCAAGGCCATATCTTGTATTTGTAAGCAAGTCATACAAAATCCAAGCCGGGTCTGTGGTCCATTTAGGAATCACACGTTTAGTAACGCCATTAACATGCCACGCACCAAGAAACGTTCCGCTATAGCTCAATGAGCCGTCTGCGCGAACAGTAGCGTTGTGTGGAATGCGAACTTTTTTCCCTCTGATCTTGTAGCTACGTTTTGGAATACTTGGGAATTGTTCGGCGTCAAGCTTTAAACCAACAACCGCACTGTTGGGGAAACGCGTTGCTTCTTTAATCTTTTCCGTGTAGTCGTACCAAACTAAATCATCGTTTTGGCTAATTGTGTCGTCTGAATCAAAATATTCCTGACGCGTTCTTATGACACGAATGTCAACCGGAAAAGATCCAGCAGGGTCTAAAATAATTACATGCCTGCGTTGATATAAATCTGGTGTAAATCCTTCTATCGTAACCTGATCTTCAAGAGTTTGGTATCCGCCACCGTTATATTGAATCTGTATCTTGTACCTTATTTTTACGCCTTTCACATCGCCATTCTTTTTGTTGCGTGTTATCGATGGCGAACCAATAGTTAAACGCACCTGATTGACATCAGTGTCAGTGATTTGCCTGGTAACAGGCGCTCCATCAGCAGTGTGAGCCCCTCCGCTGTGGCCGCTTGGCTTTGGTGCTCTAGGCACCTCCACCCCAACAGAAATTGTTCTTTGGTTTAAATCACCAACATTGTCCAAAAATCCTTGGGTCTGCGTGCCTGTACGTGTCTGAATAACTGCGTCACTCATCTCAAAATTAAGCTGCTCAACAATGTTGGCATCAGTAATTTTTGAATTTTGAGATACGCTTGCAGCTGCTCCAAGAACAGGCGTATTATTAAAAAAAGTATCTTTTAACGCGGCAATACTGTAAGCCTCAGAATCAAAAGTAAGACCGGTTGCAGACGGGAAACCTTCAATGGGGCCTTCACTTAAAAGATCGATTATTCGGGCAACCTGTACCGAATCTAAATTGTCTTTTGCCATTTCTAGAGTTCCTCCACGTTAAGGCCAGCAGAAATTACGACACTGCCAACAAGAACTTCACCGTAAGCAACCGGGACCGGAACGCCTTCCCTTGCGACGTTTTGCACGCCAGAAAAACTGAAATTGTTGCGTGGATCGCTGTCCCCATCAGGGCCTGCCGGCACGGGCGTAAGCAGTTGCGCCGTTCCAGCAAGCACCAAAGCAAGACCAATGTTCCCAGCCAATGCAGCAGCAGCGCCTCCAACAATGGCAGTTCCAGAGCTAACTCCAACAACTGCACCTGAAGCGAAACCACTTAAACCAAGCGTTGCTCCACCAGAAGCAATCGCTAGCCCAATCAATGCAGCACCAAGCAATATTGACCCCCCACCTCTTTCAAAAAAACCGCCACCACCACCGCCAGCCCCAGACACAATCGGGATGATGCTGATGTCATCAGTTTGCCCAACCGGGTAACCCAACTGCTCAGGATGGTCCACTAACTGCAAGTCGTTCCGTCCCACTGCAACCTTGTAGTACCCGTCGCGCATCAACCCACGCAGCTCAGGAAAATTACACAGCAAAAAACGCATCGCCTCTGCTGGTGTACGCGCTAATGCTTCAAACGTGCTTTGGCCGAGATGCTCTGCCAAGTGCCCGTAAACCTTGACCTTGCGGAGCATCGCCT